TGGGTCTCGAACCCGTTTTACGACCTGCGAGCGTCCCGCAGTGTACCGGAGATGGCTTATAGTAAGGCCGCCGGCGGGGCCAAACTGGCGGACTGGGTCCGCGACACCCTCAACGCAGCCGCAGACAGGGCTGCCCAGGCCGAGGGTAAAACACGGTCGGCGTGGGTGGTGGGGGTGCTTAATGGGGCGGTTAAGACGACGCCTCGCCCACAATAGTAATCAGCTCTAGCGTGATGTCGTCTATCGCGCAGGAATTGGCGGTCCCGACAAACCGCGAGCATCTGGCGTACACCCTCAGCTTAACCGTACCTGCGGGGATCAGCGCCGCAATATTGGCGTATGACCCAGTGCTATCAACGTTTGCCGGCCCGAATCTCTTGGCCTCGGCCAGCACCGCGCCCGACACATCTATGCATTGCAGCTTGATCCTCGCCTGGTCCTCGTAATCGTTCCCGTACAGCCACGCATCCAGAAATTCATGGGTGTAGTCTCCGACAATGGAGGTAACGTCCACCTCCTGGTATATCTCTGCGGTCGCAAACGATTCCCAGCCAAACGCATAAGACCCGCCGTCAGGCGCCAGCGGCGCGGCACCTACTGTAACCTGCGGAGTCCCTGACACGGTAGTCCATCCGGTAAAATCGCCAGATTCAAAGCTCGGGTTTGTCAAAAGCTGGCCGCTGCCGAGAGCCGACCCATTTATGTACCACTTCAGCCTGACGTCATCTACTCGACCGTTATTTGCCGTGCCGCTGTTTCCCCTATGCGCGCCAGCCCATATCCGTAGCGTCTCGGCGCCTGCTGGCACTCTGGCCAGGCTTGGCGCTGCCGTGAATCCACTTTCTATAAATCCGACAGAGTCGCCCCACGTCACACTGCCAGTATTAACGTACTCAAACATGCAGCACGCGTAGCCCACATGAGACAGTCCGCTATCAAGGAATTCGCCCATAATTCCGCCAACATCTCTGTCGGTATGGGACTTCCCGACATACGCATCAAGATCAATGAGCGCCGCATTCGCTGGAATGGCTATGTCCTGATACAGCCAGACGTTTCGTGACGATGACGCGCCGTTGAAATAACCGTCCTCACCAGAGCCTCCGGCTGACGACGAGTATCTCGGAGTTCCGACGCTCACCGCCCAGCCTGTACCATCGCCGGTAGACCACGACGGATTGCTTAGATCCGCTGTAGCATCATCCCAGTACGCAACTGTGCTCGATGACCCAATAACGACTGTATATGCTGGCTGCCAGGACTCATAGCCGCCGCGCGATGAGAGCACTTTGATTTTAACGTACTCAGTACCTGCTGGCTCTGCGGATACATCGCCGTCTGTAGATGAATCAATTTCGAATGACGTACCGGTGATGCCCGTCACTTCGCCGAAATCGCCAAGCGTTGCCATGGCGGCAGTAAGCGCCTCAAACTGCACAGTGTATTGTGTCGACGCCTCCGGCCCGATGTCGGTATCGGTATAGTCGTAGAAATAGCCGCCCGTCTGCTGCAATCTATCGCGATGCGCCCAGGTGATAACGTTTGTGCGATCAAAAACAATGGCCGGATCAGCGTCCAGCCGTGTGTAGGTTTTGCCGTCTACCCTCAAATCGCCGGGCGGGTATGGACGGATGGCGCGAGAATCCATTGTCACAGGGTCAACCGGCGCATCGTCCAGAGGCAAAATATTCGACCCGCGCACCGTGCGCAGCTTGACGTTGAGCGCATCGCTGGCGGTGTACTGCACTTCGTCGCCGGCGTTGTATGTATCCCAAAACAGGATGGGTGTGCCAGTGGAGTCGATGATGTGCTCTGCCGGAACGGTGTCGAGAATGCCGCGACCCACAGTGATATACGTCCCGGTAGAGTCCTCGCCAAATGCATCCACGCGCACCAGCTCATCGCCGATCTGGGCAATGGTGCCGACGTCGACCAGATCAAGGTCCACCCCGCCAGTGTAATAAATCGTGGCGTCTGTATACCAGGCGTCCGCAGCAAGATATGCATAGGCGCAGAAATCCAGCGAGGAAAACCCAGAGTACCCGGCGCCACTATCCACGTAGATTTGCGCGTTTACTTCATTCGCTGTGCGTCCCGCCGCAGCCAGCAGGAATCCGGCGTCTGATTCATCGGCCAAAATCGTGTCGATATTGAGCTGGCTGCTATTCTGCACCAGCTCATAATACGGCGCTTCGGTAATCAGTCGCGGGTCTGCCGGCGCTGGCAGCAGGGAGGCGGGATCTACCCATGGGGTATCAGGCTTTGAAATCGGACTGGTGTATCCAGATCCCAGGCTGAACACGTCCTCAACGACTGAAATAGTGACCGCGTTTTTCCTGCCGTCACCCAAGCCCATCGAATCGACGCGCATCACGACCGAATCAATATCCAGGTCCGGCCAATCCAGAATAAACGCATCACCCACGTTGAGCGCCATCGCCTCGCGGTTGGCTACAATGTCACATTTCAGCAGCGGTGTAGACAGGGCTTTCAGGTCACGCTGCGCGGCAATCCCGGCGATATTGTGGTTGGTAAATCCTGGGTACTGTATCGTGGTGCCTATCGTCGCGCCCTGCACCTGAATCAATGCCTGGTCGGATACGGTTACTGTGCCGGTGTCGCTTTTTGTGTGGTCGTAGAAATTGACCGTGACGGAATTGGTCAGCTCGCCGATTGTCGGGCGGATGTGGTTTTTGATTTGCAGGACATTGGATTCGTCCAGCGTCACCAGATTATTTATATCGTAGTCGTCACGGATTAGCTTCAGGACGAACTTGCCGGTGGTGCGATCGACGTACAGCACGCCGTCAATGTGACGCAGAATCTCAGCTACAAAATCCTCTATCGGTCCCTGCGAGTGCCACAGAATACTGATGCCCATCAGCTCTGAAAACAGCGTGTCGGCGGCGGCGGTGAAAGAAGCGCTGTCAATATCCGCATCTTGATAGCCCATGCCCCAACCAGGCTCAGTCAGGCACTCGCGGATAATGTGCGCGGGATTCATATCGAAGCGCCCGAACAGCGCCGCGATGATGGCGTCTTTTATGCCCTGCGAGTCGCCTCCGAACAACACAGGAACATCGCCGTCCTCCTGGTTATCATCCATCGTATTGTCCATGAAATTGGTATACGTCGGATTATCCAGATCAATGTTGAATGCATGCATGACAAGATCGGACACGGTATCAAGAATAGCCCTGGCGTCCCCGGCAATTGTCAGCTTTTCTTCATCGGTCCCGAGATTGCCAGTTGAAAATGTAGGCGTGCCATCGGTCAGGAATATGGATATCCTGCGAGCTTCTGGGTCAGCGCCTGAAAAGAAGTCCGGCGCGTCCGTTACGCCCATCGGAAAGTATGTGTATCGGTAGGCCGACAGAAGCGTCAGGTTGTTATACCAGGTCTTTATGGCATTGATATCTGATGCGGTAGCGCCGTATTTCGTCGGACTCGGCCAGCGGAAGTCATCTGTTTGGCAGCCATACCCCACGACTTTTATATCAAGATTCTTCAGGTGCCCATAACTTAAAAGGTCTTTTAAGTATTCCAGCACAGCAAACATCGCGGTTTTCTGGTTTGCCAGCCGCGTGCTTCCATTGCCCCCCGGTGTAATTTCATCCATTGACCCGGAAAAATCCAGCGCGAAATAGACCGCTATATTGTCCCCGATCAGTTCACCGATAGGCGCTTTTTCGTCATACCACTGCTCTGTCCCATCCTCGTGCAGGTGGATGCGCTGCACATCGAATGACCACGGCTTCAGATAGGGGTTGTCCCCCATGTAGCACCGATTCAGGACGGCGCAGAACACGCCGCGATAGGCCGGTATATCTGTACCGAGCTGGGATTGCAGGTAGGCGTTTCTGCCCTGATCCGCAAAACCCCATTCGAGATCAACTGTGCCGGATACGCCGCCTTCGCGACCATCGCCACCAAACAGCTCTGGCGCGTCAACCTCCACGGATGTAACCGGCCTGGCGCCAGATGATTCGGCCCACCCGGTCCACGCCTCGCGCCCGTCCACTTTTATTTTGCGGATCAGATCAACAGGCCCATGGCACAGGGCCATCTGCACACCGAGGTAATATTTATAGCCGACCGTCGGACTGCCGCCCTTACCTCCGCCCACGCGCGACCTCCACCACGTGCAGGGCCATTGCGTCGCCGGTTGCTATGAGCTTTTCGGCCTCAATGCCCGATTTCTTGAAGCCCCACCAGTCGAGCTTATGGCGCCTGAAGAATTTGCACGCGCCGGACCCGCACATACCGGCGGCGCGCACATCCTGCATGGTCACTCTCATTTCTTGCCGCCCTTGGCTTTGATCGCTTTTGTGTTCAGGTCGCCATACCACACGACATTTGCACCCTTGAGCTCACGCGTACCGAACAGTACGGGGATCTCTTTGCCCTCCTCAGCTGTCGGCACTTCCAAGTCATCAAGTCCCGCCGGCGGTTGATTCTGGGGTTTCGGGGTAAGCGCGTACATTGCGCCGATCGCGAGCACGACACCGATAATAAATGGCCACATTATGCGATTGATCCTGTAACACTGTTTGCGAATGGGTTTTTACCGGGAATCCGGAACCCGCCGTGATTGTCCAGGTTGTTGAACTTGGCGGTGCAGGTTGTCTCTGATTTGTCGCAGCCGGGGTATAGCGTGACATCGGCAGAACCGTCGCTTGATGTCGTCACTTCGTCAATCAGTGCGGTGAGCGGTCGAATCAGTGTCAGCTCGTTGCCTGAGTGGCGCACGATATACCGCAAATAACCGTCGGCAGTTTCAATCATGCCACCGACAAAATACCCATCCTCTACCGCCGATGAGCCTAAGTCCTCAATGGTAACGGCTGACCCGGCTGCCGCCACGACCGTGGCCGGGATGGCAAAGCTTGATTTATCAAGTCCGCAGCCATTTTGATACAGGGCGTGCCTGCACGTGATCTGGTATCGCGCCCGAAGCCCTGGGCGGCGCATAGACGTAAAGATGTTTTCACACTCCAGCGTCACCGTGTCACCGCCCACATCAACACCGGCCACACGGCCTTTCCAGTAAACCTG